CTAATAATTAGATCACTCATTATACACCCTGTATGAATCGCTCCCAGTCAATTAGAGATTTTAGTTGGAACGTTCTACTATGTAGTTCTTTCAAAACAGACTCGCAGTAGCTAATGATCTGCTCATTCATTCGTCTAGCAGCAAGATACTTGTTCATGTCCTCATCAGCGTCCATGTAAGTTGCGATATCAGACTTCAGTACAAATGGAAATGGTTCCCATCCATGCCTCTTCAAGTCTTCATTTGTCATCTTACCTGTGTAGTATTCCCACTTGATTTTCTTCATGCGGTTGTACTTGAACTCCAAGTCTTGAAGCTGGTACTTGTGGTGTGATAAGATGTTTAGGTACTTTGCGTGGAGCTTAGGTATGTCTAACATTGCTTTGCCAGGTTCTGTCCTGTCAACGTTAGCATCTTTTATCCACTCATTCATAATTTCATCAAGTTTGCTCATAATAATCTCCTAACTGGAGTCTACACTAATTAGGTTATTTTTTCAATGTTATAGTAGGTAAATCTGATGGACACATCAGCCGTCAGTACGTTGTCTGGTGTATCTTGTGAAGACAACACAAAAGATGATAGTGACGTTGGGAATGCATCAAAGAATTTGAATCTGACAATAGGCGTATATGATGATGAATACACTGTCAACGTTGCATCGGAGAACTGTGGTTGTGGCTTATCTGCATACTTGTTTAGCTTAGACAAGTTTTTATACTCTTCAAATTTTTCTGGAAAAGTCATACCTCTGATCCAGTCATGAATCTCTAGCCAAGAGGACATCTTTTCATCTATGGCAAAAGTCACGTTCATGATATCATATATTGCTTTTTCACCTGGCGAATACATTTCAACAAATGGTGTAACGATTGGAATCTCGCCCAAAGAAATGCCAGGAACCGAGACTGCTTGGCAAAAGAATTGCAAATTAGGAACTCTACTAAACGTCAAGTGGAACTTGTTCGGGTGTAGAAAGTTCTGATTGTCTGGTGTGTTTGATAGTGCTATACTTGTCATGATACTATTTATACAATCTTTTTACATGTCCAGCCTTTGATGTGACTTCTGGACATATTGCCTTGATCAAATCCATTCTCCCTACAAAACTTAGTCAAGTTAGTTACTTCAAATGATACACCCTCTGGATTGGTCATTTGATACTTCTTCTGTCTGGTCTCAGCAACTCTTTGTTTTTGATATTCAGTATTCTTTTTACCCCAACGCCTTGTTTTTTGAACATGTTCTGGTGTAAGTTTTTTGCCTTTTTTGGCTAAACTCATTTTTTGTTTAGATTCTTCTGAGTATTTGAAAGTCTTCCTGAATGCACTGATCTTTTCTCCGAAACCATCCGGCTTCTTGACTCCTTTCTGCGACATAGCGATCTGTCTTAGAATTTCGTCTTTTCCTATTTGACCAGTTAGTCCTAGCCAAGCCCAGCGATCCTCATCTCTGCCGTTTGTCTCATACAATATTCTATGAGCTTCCGCATGTTCCTCTATTGTCAACTCTATCAAATTTGATGGATCATCTGAGCCACCGGCATGCCTTGGTACTATATGGTGTTTATGTTTTATCATCTTATAATTTGTTTTAGTTTACGAATTATATGTATTTATACAACAAAAAGAGGGAACCGAAGTTCCCTCTAAAATATCTCTCTTTATGGAGATTTATTTCCTTACATAATGCTTACATTATGTTGACGATTTTAAATGCGCGATAGTAGTTGTTCTTACCTGCGTTCAAGTTGCCTGCGCCTTGCGCTGTACCTTCAGCGAATGGGTTAGCAACTAGACCGTAACGAGTCTTGAAGCCAATTTTTGGCTGGAAGGTGTTAGTGTCAACTGCGCGAACCATTTGCAAAGGAACGTATGGGCAGTAGAACATACCTGCGTCATATGCGTTAGAACCTTTGTAACCAACAACTGCGAACTCAGATGTGGATGCTGTTGGGAAGTATGGATCGATATAGACCTTGATACGACCGAACAATGTACCAGCAAATGTGTTGCCTGTGTCGTCAACTTGCAAGCTAACTTGGCTAGCCAAAGCGGATTGATAATCCAACAGACCTGCCATTGCAAATGCGGAAGCAACATCAGAAGAGCAGATTAGGGTGTTACCCTTACCGCGACGAGTCAACTTAGCAATTTGGTTAGCTTCGCGTTCAATTTGGAATGCCAAACCTTTAACTTTTTCAACCATCCAACGACCGTTAGAGTCTGTGTCCAAGTCAAAAGTACCAGCTGTTGTAGTACCAACCAATGCGCCTGGCTTAGCAACTGTGTAAACAGTACGCAGAACTTCGCGGTTGATTTCAGCAAGAATTTCGCTAGAAAGGATGTTGCTCAATTCAGTTTCAGCGTCAAGACCATGAACTGCTTTCAAGTCTTGTGCCAATTCCATTGAGTACTCAGCCTTCAATGCGCGAGTCTTAGCTGTAACGGTAACTTTCTCGATAGAGAAGCCCATTTCAACTGGAGTCAAGCCTTCAGCAGTAGCTGTAGGCATTGCAGTTGCTGTGTTAGCGTTAAAAATCTGGAATGGACCGTCAGAAGTTGTGGACTTCATCGTCAATGCTTGCTGCGCACCTTCACCGGAGAAGCTGGTGTTAGCTTCGTTGTAAAAAGCCTCAGCGCCGCTTGATGCTGCACGGTCAGTACCATACATAGAACGCATTGCGAAAATCATGCCGGTAGGTCCAGTCATTGGCTGAACACCGCAGATATCGTAAGCGATCAAGTTAGGTAGCGAACGGCGAACCAAGCTGATCAAGATTGGATCGAAACCTGCTACTGGACCAGTAGTAGTTGCACCACCACCAAAACCACCTGTACCGGCAGAGTTAGTTGGAGCAGTTTCGTTTAGCATACCAGCGTCTTTTTGCATCGCTTGAATTTGGTTCTCAAGAACGACCGCAGTAACGGCGCGCTTGTATGGATCTGTGATCTTTGGAAGATCAGCATGTTCTAGGACCGGAGCCCATTTTTGTTGTAGTTGTTCGGAAAGAAACATCTAATATCTCCTTGTTATATGATTAGATTCGGGTTGTTTTTGAAATTGACTGAACGATAGAATTCATGAATGCATCAGAAACTACTTTCTTTTCTGCAACATCTTCTACTTGTTCGTGAAGTGCAGTGGCATCAGCCTTCTTTACTCCGGAAGGGAAATAGTTTTCACGGATAGTATCAAGTTTAGTTCTGTACTCTTCCTCTGTGGAATAGTCTACACTCTCTGCAAGTGCTTTGATCTTCTCAACTTGTGTCGCGGTCAAACCTTCGCATACTTCGCGGGTTACTTCAGCTTTGTGAGCTTCAAAGAGTGCATTACGGTACTCAATAGAACGCTCAACTTCTTCGTCCAACTTGCCGCTTAGTTCTTCAACTTTAGCTGCTAGTTCGTCAACGAGGTCAACTTTTTCAGCAGGAACATCAATGTAGTGTTCTGCAAATAGATTCTTCAAGCCATTGATGAAGTCTTCGGCCAACTCTGAGCGAATACCATTGTCAATAGCGATTTGATTTTCTTCCATCCATTGTTCAACAACGTATGAAAGGTAGTCATTTACTTTGTCTGTTAGTTCTTCTTTGACAGATTCAACAGCTTCTTCTAACATGGAAGCATAGTGTGTCTCAATCTGTTCTTCAATCTGAGCAACGCGATCTAGTACGCGAGCTTCAAAGATTGTGGAAACTTTTGTTCTGAATTCTTCAGAGATGGTTGAGTCATCAGCAAAGATCGCATCAATATCTTCCGATACGAAATTGCTTTCTTCTTGCTCAACTTCTTCACTCTTCATAGAATCCATTTTACTAGATGCAGCAGAAGGCTTAGTTGTTGGTGCAGTTGCGCTCTTAGATGTAAAATTCATCTTATGTGAGTTGTCATCTGGTTTAGCGTTTTCCGGTGTTGGACCACCAGCATCTGTAATTTCGCCTTCCAGCTTTTGTGGAGGCATTGCATTCTTTCCCTTGCCAGAAGCAAGAATTTCAGCAGCAGCCTCAAAAAGTTTATTAGTAGCCATTTAGGAATCTCCTTTGTTTGTTTATTTATATAATTTACAGTTTCGTTAGAAAATTTTCAAAGAGGCGCGCAGCCACTTTTTCAATGTCTTTTCTTGAGGCACTTTGTATTGCTTGTTTCGTTCTATCAATATCCATTTCAACGAAACGACCTTCAATGAACAACCACTCTTTGTTTTCCATAATACCATTGACGAATGCGCCTGGTGCAGATGGATCAGCAACAACGTCAGCAGCCGTAGCTAGTCTGAAGTCATCGGAAACAATATTGATACCGTCACGTCCTTGGACAAGTGAACCCATACCTCTTGAAGATACGCCTAGACTAACACCAGAATCAATAAAGTTTCTTACGATATTACCGTAAGGTGTATCCAAAACCTTAGCTCTGCCGATAAATCTATTCTGATCATCTTCAGTTAGCGATTCAATCTTGATACATACACGCTCAAGGTTGATTGATGGTGTGTCAGGATGTCCTAGTTCACCCAATGCGCGGTTTGTTGTGATGTACTCTTGTGTGTAACGCCCAACTTCTTCACGCAATGTGCCGATCTTATACATTCTGCGATTACGGTTAGCTTGTTCACCAACCAGAAATACGCCTTGAATGTATAGATTCTTTTTGCCGTCTTCAGCACTTTCAGTCAAGTACTGTACGTCTTCAATTGTTTCTGTAATTAGTTTCATAGGTCTATACTGTATGTTGCTGTTTTGCTCATAACCATAATCAATGTGCCACCAGTTCCATCATTTGTTGCGAATACATTCGATGTTGCTGCATTAGCAATTGCACCGATGCCCATATCTTCTAAGTTGATCGTGTGATTCTTATTCAACTCAAGAACAAGTGTTCCTGTTGCATCATTACCGCGATAAACTCTCCACGTGCCATCACTGCTTGATGAAACGTGTGCAATTGCTGCTGCGGATACAGTTTCAAGCTGTGTGTTAGATGACAGTTGTGCCAACGTAACCAGTGTGTTTGCATTTCCGGTTACACGGATCGTAGACTTCGATCTTAGTGTGTTATTAATTTCTTTTGGCATTTATCGTATTCCCATTGATTTGCGGCGGCGCATTGACATTTTTCTTTTCAACAATGTTCTATTCATTCTAGCGCGACCTTTTGTTTTCCAGTATCTCTTTAGCTTTCTAGCTTTTTGTATTCTTGCTGTTGCGGGTATTCTCTTAACAGTATTGCCGGAAATTCTGTAGCCTTTGATTGCAGAACGTCTAACGTTTCGTTGTACAACGATTCTTCCTTTAGCGTTTCTACGAATTCTTCTACGAATCTTTTGGATTCTACCCTGCTTCACGATATTAGATTCATCTAAATCTTCCACAACATCATATATATCTACCGCAATAGCTCGCTTTTCTTCCTCAAGCCTTTTTGCAACAACAGAGTTCATGTGAGCAAAGATAAAATCTCTTGCTTCACTGAGTTTATTCTGTGATATAAGTTCTATAAAATTCATTGTACTTTACTAAGTGCAAATTCTCTAGCTTGTTCAAATGTTTCCGGTGATGTGTGTATCAAATCTACAAACTTTTCTTGATTTTCTTCTGTCAAACTGAGGTACACAGCTTGAAATGCTTCTAAAGTTTCCTCATCAAGCTCAACAATATCACCTGTATCAAGTTCAATCTGTTCAGCTTGAATCATACCAGCATCGTCTTGTGTGAATGGAATAGCAAAATCTTTATCCAATCTATCGTTGTGATAGACTGCAACTTTCATACCATTAGGATATAAGCGAATAGCTTTTCTTTTCAGTATCAAAATGAATGGAGGATCTTTTGCAATACTCTCATCTAGAATAATCTCTTCTTTGACTTCTTCAGCGTCATCAAATTTAATACGGTGTGCTCTGACTTTTTTACCAGATGCGGATAATTTGAAATCGCTAGTGTCAACAACAGATTCTTTTACAGACTTACGTGCTTGACGGTGAATCTGTGGATTATTTGTAATAAGATCAACCATCTTCATAAAAATGTTTTGAATGATTGATCTGTCTGCTTGACTGAAGTTAGGGCGCTCTTCTTCCATCTTAGCTAGAATCTGGTGCATACGTTGAATCTGTGCTTTGTTGCCTAATCCGGCACGAACCAAAGCATCAAACTTTGAAAAGTCTTGTTTCTCTTCTTCAACTACACTCTTAAATTCTTGCAACGACTTCATTACTCGCCCTGTGTTTCTTCTTCAGATTCAATTTCTTCTTCAGATTCTGGCTGTTCTTCAGTTCTGCCGTTGAACAACGCTGAAGCAACGTCTTGTTTTTTAGCTTCTAATGCATCAAATGCTTTTGCAGATAGCAACTCTTCTAAAGCACTCTTTGCCTCTGCATTTTGACCTGCACCCAACATATCAATTACTTGTCTTGCATCCATAATTATCTCCTTATTTTCTATTTAGCACTCTGCTGAATCTTGTTACAACAGCATCATGCTCTGGTGTATCCGATTCATTTGAACCACGATCTGAGATATTATCTTCAGGTGGAAAATCGGCTGAATTTACTTGTTCCTGATCTTGCTCTTGGCCCTGATCTGGTGATAATGGTCTTCCATCAGGACCCATCTGTACAGGCTCTGGCTCACTTCCTATCTGTTTGTCCATTGCTTTGATATCATCGTCAGTCAATTGTAGAATGTTTTTCTTGACCCACTCTTGTGAGAAATATCTTCCAACATATGGATCAACCATGCCTAACATCTGCAATCTATTTTGCCACAATTCAGCATCGCGCAACTCGGTGAAGTTGTTGTCTTTTCTGTAATCGTAATAAATCTTATCCCTGAATTCATCCCATTCTTCCGAAGTGCAGATTCCT